TCGCGAGCGTGAAACATGCCAGTTAAATCAACTAGTCCTATTAGTTATGGGGATGTCGCAAATCCCAACCCATCGCTACCTACTCAGGGTATGGACGATATGGAAAAAATCGCTTTCTGCCTAGAAAAGGTGGGTCAAGGTTTAGAGAATCTTGCAAAGCGTGTATCCATTACCGAGGGGGCAATCGCTAAGTTACCTCCACCTGGTGCTGATATGATTCAGTATAAACCACCAGGTTATGAGAAGCATTTGAATATCAAAGAGATCCTAGACGATCTGTATGACCGACTAAATAAATTGGAAGACCGTCTAGGCTGATTTGGCTTGTTATATCCTATCGACTAAACGATCGTTTCCAAACCCTATAGAGGGTGAGGACTACATTAAACCTTTTTATGATGAGGACAACGACGAAAACTATACGATTGAGTATGTAGACGAAGGTCCTGGCACTATGCCACTAGGCAAAGATATAGTGCATTACATTGGAGAGGAGCAGAAACTATGTGTCGGTAACTGCACTGGTGGCAGAAACCCGATCTATCGCTTCTATAGGGGTAGTAAAGACGATCACAAGTATAGTAAGACCCCAGAGTTGACAAAAGAGCACGCTGTTGGGGACGATGAGTCGTGGCAAAAAGTATTAAGAGGGTATAACCCAGAGCCCAGACAAGGACAGATCCCTGTTTTCTACTTAATGAGCACACAGGTAGGAAATTCTGTGCCTGTATACGTCTGGTATAGAGGAGAAAGAGACGATAATACAAAATTAACTACATCTAATAGTCAACCAAGTAGTAATAATGGTAAACCTTACTACCTTGTTGGCACTTTAGGATACATTTTTACTAGTTTGAGTGATGCACAGGCAGAAGCGGGGACAGGAGAGACCCCTGTGCCTCTATATCACTACTTCTATGACCCAGAAGATGACTTCTATACCATTGATCCTGCTAATGAAGTCAATCTAAAAGGCGGTCCTATCCCTCCTGCAGACCCCAGAGACGAAAGATACGTCTATCAGGGTATCTTTGGGTATGTTTTTACAGGTGATAACCCAGATGCACCCGAAAGTGAGTATAAAGACATCGGTAAAATAGGTCCTACTGGTCAGTGTGTTGATAAAAGTGGTTGGTATACATGGGGAAATGAAGGATCAGGGTATAGTTACCGTGATTATAGGAAGAATTCCTTCGGTGTTAATGCATTTGGTCAACCAATAGGCACACCTGGCGTCAGTGGATTCGGTGAAAGTGGCACAGCAGGCATTGTAGGCGGTGTGCAAGCAGATGGAGACGCTAATTTTGAGTGGTTGTATGGTCTAAACGGTGCAGTGAAAGGATCTGTGCCAAGATTTCTTGGATTTCAGACTGCATATGACTCACAATACATGTATTATCTGTATGATACGTCCTATCCGTGGAATGGACCTATCTTCGGAATACAATATGAGCTCTCTGATGCGACATGTTGCCCCAATCATCTAGACGATGACGACATTGATGGGTGTATTTTGAGTAGAGAGTGGTATTCTCACTTCTATCAGATCCGTGAAGACTCATGGAAGACGACAAAAACGCGAATAGAGGTCACAGGACCTGCAGGATCTGGTGTAGAGGAGTCATTTAGGACTGCGGATAGCGATACACACAGGATATTTTTCAAGTATTTGACCACTACAGGCACATTCCGCAAGGGTGAGCAGATAAACGGATGGAATATTGCGGGTGTTTTCTACTTTGGTGGGAAAATGAATGCGGGTTATATGGAATTAACCAAGGATGGACGCAACAAAGGAGAGAAATTTACATATTTACAGCAGTTTGTGAGTCATCCATACCCTTCAGACGAGGGAGATCCACCTATACCACAGGCAACTATCCAAGTTTTAGCGGGATATGGCATTGAAGACAAGGCAGCATTCTTCGGAGTGTATGAATTTGAGAAAAATATTGCGTATTATAAGGTAAAGGTAGATCCAAAAGCACTCATTCCGACCCGCACACTGGATTTAGCAGAGGCAGAAGCGGTTGTAGACACAGAAGGTAAGATTGTTGCTATCGATATTATCAATGGTGGTGTAGGATATAAGAATCCTATCGTGACTATTAGTGAGCCAGGTCAGTTAGAGGAGTTTAGTAGCACAGATACAGCACGTCAGATGCGTGGTGCCTTCCTCAGAGACTACGATAAACCTGTAAAGAAGTTTCCAGACTACAATCAGAGTGGTGAAATTGGTGAGCAGAAGATATCTTTAGACAAATTTGAGCGTAGACAACTACAAGTGCTCAAAAATAGGAAGGAAAGAGAGTTTGATACGGTGCAACAATTCCGTAATGCAGAGGTTAGGGTCGGTAGGATCACTAAATCAGGCATTATTAAGCGGATTGACGTAGTTGAGGGTGGGTCTGGTTACGATCCGCAAAACCCACCGATGGTTTACATCGCAGAAAAGGGCATTTCAATCAATGTAGACACTAAATTTAGTGAGCAAGCACTAGATGACGCTCAAAATGACCTTGTAGACATGCTTGACTTTGAGGCAGAGGGTAATCCTAACGCTTCTAGTAAGATTACAGAGTCAATGTCTACCATAAATGCAGGTTATACGACTAATGTGCCCATCACATACATGGAATACGCAGAAGTTGACCCAGAAGGTAAGACAGTTTTGTGTCAAAACCTCCCTGCGGACTGTATTGAGATCAATATGGGTCTACCTTTGGTCAAAGCGTTGCCTCCTGTAGACTTTTTTGAGAATCTTAACGCTCAAGAAGACCCTAGATTCCTAAAAGCGGAGGGTGAGAGGTCACAACCTGCAGGTGCAAACTTTGCAAGCGGAGCATATTCACAAATTTTGTCAGATCTGCAGCAAACTGAGGCAGATAGCGAAGCATTTAACGGACTGTACGGATCATTTGACGGTAGTAGGTGTATAATTGTGGATCAACCAGTAATTCACAACATCAAAAAGTGGTTTCAGATGCCATGTGCGTATATGGAAGCGGAAGATAACCCTAGACAAAACTTTTACGGCGAAGTGCAGGACAAATTGACCGCATCTAGGAAGGCATTTGGGTATTTGCCGTGGAAATACTGTGCACCAACGGATGAAAGAGCAGAATTTACCGTCTCACTGTCCTTTGACGGTAAAACTACAGGACCTCAAGGACAAGCATTCATGGAATGGTTGAATTCTTTACCTAAACCTAAACTTACACCGAAAAGAAATGTAGCAGGCGGGTATAAAACGTGGAAATGCACTAGAGGTAACGTGCCTGGTAGGTGTTACCGTGGTAGTAACAATAGTATAGAATACGTCCCAATCGGATTAGAGGAAAATACATATGATTATAACCGTAGTAACTATACTAGAGCACAGCAGTTTAGATTATGGTTAGGAAATAACCTCGACGCAAACCCAGTAGACACAGTTGCGACTTGGAATACGATTGTTAACGGTGTAGACGAAGAAGGCAATGCCACACAAACATCAATACCAGGATCACAGAGCTATGTTGCTTTTACAGTCAACGGCGGGAATTGTGCAACTGATCCTACCAATATTCCTCATGACTGTTGGGATCGTTACGTTAGAAAAGGTAATAACACAAATGGGGTCTTGGATGTATACTGCGGATGGGACGACTCGGGTAACCCACTCGCAGGACAAACCTACTATGAGATCACTCCTCCTTCAGCAACAAATACAGGAGCGAATGGAGGTGGTCTAAGTCCATCATGGCCTGGTAGTGGTGGTGGTCTGTGCCACTCCTGTAACGCTCTAGAGCACGTCGCAGACTGCTCTATATCCATTGACCCCAAACGTATGGAAACATCGCGTTGGAGGATCAAGATGGGGGACTACAGTGGCACCATGGAGATCCTTAACTATCTTACTGGTGGCACAAATGCACTGGCAAGGAGCATCAAGAATTTAGGTAACCCATTCTTTGATGAGTGCCAAGATAAATACCCATATCTGGACGGAAGGCAGCTCAGAGGTGAGGGATAATGGCATTTGGATTTCTTAAACCAGTTGCTGCTATCAACGGACTACCATGCTCAGGGCATGGTCTATGCCTACCTCCTGTTGTGCATAGCACAGAAGCATGCGGTGCTCCTCCTAGACCAAGGACTATCCGTATCAAAGAATATTCATGTTGGTGGCCACCACTAACATTAACACCTTTGACTCCACTAGGACCTAATCGTGCTACAGTGTTAGTCAATGGATTCCCAATCATGTTAGCGGGTGACAAATTTATTCCTCACCCATCTACATGCACAAACATAGTTATCCATATGTGTCCGTGTGGAAAGTCTCTATGTCCTAAACCCACACCATACCCCTGCTCGATATTAACGACAGAGGATAAGGGTATTGGACATGACAGGACTGTCTACCCGACAACCCTAACTGTATTTGCACTCAAGAGATTGGTTGCTAGACAGTTAGACCCGCTAGGAGTTGGATTTCCTGGCTTCTCATACCCCTGCTCATCTGTAGTTGCCTATGGCTCTATGAATGTCTGGGCAGGTTGACCTTTTGCTAAATTATTAATGGCTCTTTATAACAACACACAGTACCAAAAGCAGACTCCAAAGAAAACTAGACAAGGAAGAGGCAAGAATACAAAGTATTCTGCAACCTCCTCAAATAGTGCCCGCAAAAAGTATCGTGGACAAGGCTAAATATAATTAACTACCTTGTTTTCCCATGGTTAGAGTAGATCGATCAGAAGAATTCATTAAAAGTGGTAAGGTGCTCATCACCGACTATGGATATGAAGAGATTCTGAGACTAAGAGATCATAAGGAAAAAATTCGTAATGGCAAATCTTACGCTAATGTATAGTGTCATACAGAATTCGATCAGATAAAAACATAAGTCGTGGTTATAAGGATTTCGCAATGTCTTTCAAAGCGAATCCTAATAATCGCGACTTTGGTGCTGTCAAAAATGAAAATGCAATTAAGCAGGCAGTGCTAAATCTGGTCATGACCCAACCAGGTGAGAAACCCTTTCAATATGAAGTTGGATCTAGAGTAACAGGTCTCTTATTTGAGCCTTACGACGTTTTTACAGGCGAAGCTATCAAAGACGAGATTCAAAGCACCCTTGCTCGATACGAAACACGCATCAGAGTCACCTCTGTTAGCATACGAGACGGTTTTGATACTAACTCAATAGAAGTTAACGTTGAATACACAATCGTAGGTGAGAGGGTCGTTAAAGTAATCGATTTCATACTAGAGAGGACGTAATGCCTGCAGTACCATCAGAATTAACCTCCTTAGATTTCTTTGAAATCAAGGAATCCATAAGATCATACCTTAGGACTCGGACTGAGTTTACGGATTATGATTTTGAGGGATCTGCTGCGTCTTATCTTCTTGATATTCTCGCATACAACACTTATTATACTGCATTCAATGCAAACATGTCTCTTAATGAGGCATTTCTAGAAACATCTACTGTTAGAGACAATATTGTTAAGGTTGCTAAGCAACTTAACTACACTCCTCGTAGTATTAAGTCTCCAAAAGCATTTGTAACAGTATCGATACAGACTTTAGTCGGTGCAAATGGTTTAACTTACCCTGAGCAGGTTACAATTAACAAGGGTGACTCATTTAGTGCTGAAAATAACTTTGATGACTATATTTTTACAATCTTAAACCAAGTCCAAGCACCTGTTGACCAATCTACAGGTATTGCGACCTTCAAATGCCTTGCAGCGTATCAAGGTAACCTTCTTACTTACTCGTTTATTGTTAATAACACGAAAAAGCAAGAATACATCATTCCTAGTGAAGATGTAGACACTGAAAGAATGATTGTCTACGTTTCTCCTTCTGTGCAGTCGTCAGAAATCGATATTTACAACAGAGCGACATCTTCAGTTAACCTAGACTCAAATTCTCGTATTTACTTCCTTGAAGAAGTTGATGATTTACGTTATAAGGTCATTTTTGGAGATGGTGTCCTAGGTAGACAACTAGTTGACGGTGAATTTGTAAAAATTGACTATGTAAGGACTATTGGTAAGGAAGCAAACGGTGCTAGGGACTTTACCTTCATCGGGACTGCTGTAGATAGTGAAGGACGCATCATTGGTAACAATAATATCACTGTTGTCACTGAAAACCAAGCAGCAGACGGGGAAGATAGAGAAACACCCGTATCAATCAAATATAATGCTCCTAGATTATACACAACACAAAACAGAGCAGTTACAGAAAGGGATTTTGAGAATCTAGTCCGTCAAATTTATCCACAGTCAAGAAGTGTGGTTGCATATGGTGGTGAGAAACTAAGTCCACCTGTTTATGGTAAGGTTTACGTTGCAGTAAGACCAAAAACAGGATCTAAACTAAATGAGACTACTAAGACACGAATTAAGAATGAATTAAAAGACTATTCGATTGGTGCTATCGATCCAATCATCATTGATCCTAAAACTCTCTATGTTATTCCTAAGTCTTACGTTTACTATAATGGTAATGACACTAATCTTAGTTCTAATGACCTAAGGACTAAAGTATTAAAGAATGTAGACGACTACAACTCAAACAATGCTGCAAATAGATTCAACAATCGTTTTGAAGGATCTAAGTATGCAGGTGTAGTTGATAATGCAGACCCTGCTATCTCTGGTAGCACAACTCAATTTACATTAGGTCAGAATCTGGATACATTCCAGTTTGGTCAAGTCTTTAACCAGTGTCTTGACTTCAACAACCCTCTATTCCGTCCTGGTGACTTTGCAGGCACCCCTGAGGACTCTAATGGTATGGGTGATGGTGGTGGAATGGGTGATACATGTAAACCAACATTCTCTGTTGTTAAATCTGGCACATTCTATGCTACTGGTTATACAGAAAGTCTTCTTAACAATGCTAACCTAACTAGTGGTGTTGTCCAAGTAGATACAGCAACATTATCTTCTACCGAAGCACAAACTCTTGTCCCTGTGAATTTGAGGGATGACGGTGCAGGTAATATGATGCTTGTAACAGTTAGAGACGAAGCAGAAGTCGTACTTAACAACAATGTCGGATCAGTCAACTATGCAACTGGTGAAGTATGCGTAGGACCTCTCAACGTAGCACTGACACCTGACAATACAAACAGAATTCCAGTGGTGGTTTATCCTAGTGGTGGATCACTTGAGCCTCCTGCAGGCACAGACCCAATTATCTTCAATCCAGAAGTCAATCCTATCGATTACACTATTAGTGACTTGTCAGTCCCTATCTTTGATCCTAATAATTTCAATGGATTTAACTTCGGTGGAGGCGAGCTAAATATACTTGATTACCCCACGGATAGTTTCACTTATCCAGAATTAGAAGAGTGCTTCTAAGATATGTCTAGAGTCAACGTTTCTGACAGAGTTGAGCAACAACTCCCTGATTTTATCAAGCAGGAAGATCGTCAGTTAGTCAAACTACTACAACAATACTATAAGTCACAGGAGAAAGTCGGAAGACCATTCGACATTCTTAACAACATACTCGATTATCTTGACATTGACACTTATCAGTCAAATGTCTTAACATCTGAGACAACTGTGCTACAGGCGATCGGTCTTAACGATACCGAGATCGTCGTAGAGGATATTGACGGTTATCAAGAGCGTAATGGTAGTATCAAGGTTGATAATGAGATCTTTTACTATGAGACAGTAACTAGAGGTCCTGACGCCATTATGACGCCAGGTATTTCACCTTCAGAATTTAAAAAGAAAGAGCAAGCACTAGAAAATCCATATACCCTATTTGATGGAGTCCGCACTTCATTCCCACTTAAGTTTCAAGGCACTCCTGTAACTCCTGCGTCTGTAGATCACCTTGTAGTTACTGCATATAACCAGACTCTACGTCCTACCATTGATTATACTGTCAATGGCACAAACATCATCTTTACAACTCCTCCTAGAGCACCCTCTGGTGGAGATGATCAAAGTTTTACACAAATTAAGTATCTGATTGGTTTTGCTGATAAAACTATCGTTACTATGGATCCTATTCCTGTTAGTGAATGGGAAGGCACCAAATATTATCCTCTAAGAGTAAATGGTCAACCATATACTCCTATTTCTGACGTCTCTCTAGTTGTAAACCGCACAGGACAACTACAGAGACCTTTTGAGCAGTTTAATGTTTATCAAGATACTCTAGTTGCTAAATTTGCACTTGGTAGTGCTGATACTCTTCATATTAGAGCGATTGAGTTTGTGCCTGCCTCATTTGGTAGTGGTGCAACTGCAGTTTGTAATGTACTTGAGAATCAGATTGACAATATCTTAGTAAAAGATGGTGGAAAGGGATATAGACTTGATTTTGCTCCTAGAGTAAACATTCAGACTGCTACTACTGGTGAATATGCTACTGCACACAGTTTGGTTGCAGGTATTAAAGATATTCAGTTGATTTCTGGTGGTCAGGGTTATACATCTTACAACCCACCCATTCCCTTAGTCACTCCTCCTACAAATCCTAACGGTAGACAAGCAAAGGTTGCTCTGACAGTCAATGACACCACTGGAATGGTGGATACAGTCAGAATTACTGATTCTGGATCTGGATATGACTTTGTGCCAGTCATTACCTTCAATAATCCTGGCGGTGCAGAGATTAGTGACGCAACTATTGATACTGAAGGTAGACTTAACGTAGATAGCATCTCAGTTACTAAAGCAGGACTGAATTATGCTAACCCTCCTGCCATTTACATTGACCCTGCTCCTGAGGGTGGCATCAACGCTATTGCTGAGTGCTCACTAACTCCTGAGGGTGGTGTTTTAGCGGTTACTATCGTTAATAGAGGTCGTGGGTATACAACTGCACCAAGATGTAGAGTAATCGACCCTGTAGGGGCACAGGTGCTTGATGTGACGGTATCTAGCGGTGCTGTGACAGATATCGAATTGTTGACAGGTGGTAGAGGTTATACCGACGCTCCTTCTGTCTATATTGTTGATGATCGTAAGGATGCATATGGTGATCCTATTGGAGGCACAGGTGCAACTGCTGTTGCGACTATTTTCAACGGTGAGTTAACAGATATCAATATTACCAACTTCGGTACTGGATATTCTGAAACAGAGCCCCCTAAGATTTACATTGCTGAGCCTCTTGCAGCAAAAGCATCTGTAAACGTAGGATATGACCAAGTTACTGGTTTTGTAATCGAAGAGCGTGGTAGAAACTACGTCCCTAGTGCTTTTAACGGTATTGTCCGTGGTGTTTCCAACGTTGTTGAATATGATGAGTATGGAAACCAAATTTATGCAAAAGAAGAGCAACTTTCAAGCAGTACACACCCAGTAGGGTCTATTGTCCATAATCTTGACTCTATTTTCATCTATCAGTTATTTGAGAAGTTTAGAAAGCAATATTTGCCCACTATTCAACTTGATCCGTCAAAAGTTAACCCTGTTAACGTAATTAAGAATATCAGGGACTTCTATCTTGCAAAAGGTACTGCACTAGGTGCAAAATACCTTTTCAAGGTGCTTTTCGGTGAAGAGATCGAAGTATCATATCCTAAAGAGCAGATTATCTCCCCATCTGCTGCCACATGGGTCGTAGACACCATTCTAAGGACACAAGTAGTGTCTGGTGACCCTGCTAACCTAATTGATGCAGAAGTTATTCAATATGCCGACGAAGTTGACCAAAATGTCAAATATGCATCAGCATTAGTTGAAAATGCGATTTCTATCATCAAAGGTGAAGATACAATTTATGAATTGGTAATTTCTGAAGAAACACTAGTTGGCACCTTCAAGATTCCATACAAAACACGTCTAGTTGAGCCATTAGACACTATTGATCAAATTGTAACTGTTGACTCTACTATTGGATGGCCTGAGAGAAACGGCACCTTCTTTATTGGCGATAATGAGGAAGTCCAGTATAAGGAGAAGTCACTTAACCAATTTATTGAATGTACTCGATCAAATAACGGTATTGTTGAAGATTGGGATCCTGGCACAATCATTACTTCCAATATCTTCATATACGCTAATAAAGACACTGCTAATGAAGTCAAAATGCGTGTTTTGGGTATTGCCGAAGCAGGAAGCACTGTGCTCGACGATACTGGATCATATTACCTACCTGGCGATAAATTAAAGGTTGCATCACTTGGATCCGACTCTGTTGGAGAGCAAAGACTAGAATCTTGGTTTTACAACGTTAAAAAACTTATTAAAGTCTCTGCAATCGATCCTGGCGGTGCATCACAAGTTGCAACCGTAACAACCGAAGAACCTCACGGATTATTGGTTGAAGACACCGTTACAGTGTATGGTGCAAACCCAGTTGTCTTTAACGGCACATTCCAAGTATCTTCTCGTATTGACGAGTTTACTTTCTCATATAGAGTTGCTACACCGACTGATATCATTCCAGTTGGTAATATCCTTCTTTCAGTCGATCTTAACAGAGGTAAGTCCACTGAAATCCCAATTAACAATGTTGTAACCGAATTTACAACTAATATTCAGAATTCCTTCTTTAACGCTGATTATGTCTACGTTGCAGCGTCTGGTCTTCCAAACTACAAGATAGGACCTTTCATTGGGTCTGCATTAATACCTGGCAACCAAAGAAAACTTATT